TGTACATATTACCAGCTATTTCTTTTGTTGTAGGATCAAGTGCATCATCTTTTAAAAGACTGCGACGATCTACATCGCCTAGTTTAGCGACATTTTTACGAAACCAATTCTTAGATTGATCTGTTCTCGTTTTAATGCCAGCTCTAAAAGCCTGTGCTTGTAGTGTATCAAATAGACTTGCCATACCTTTATTTATATCCAAAAATAGTGTACTTTTACGCGAAAGTGTGTTATAATAATATAGTTACCCCGGAGGACAGAGGTATACTACTTTTTCTTCTTCTTTATAGGACCACCGACTAACTTTATTCCAAGACTTTTAAGAGTATCTTCAGTCCAGACTTCAAACTTCCAACCACGATCTTCTGCATATTTCTGTGCAGCATTCCATTTATCAGTATTTTTAATATAGGTAGTTACCTCATTGATATATCTTTTAGTCTGACGTGCAGGTTTTTTAGGAGGAGCTGTTTCTTTCTTTGGTTTGATTTCTATAAGAATGGTATCACCATTATCCATTTTAATAAGTAGATCTACAAAATACCGATGATACTTTTTATCGACTTTATATTTGTATGGTACAACAACTTCTTCCGAGTTCCAAGCAACAACCTTCGAATTATTCTCACACCATTTAAATGCTTGTCTTTCCCATAAAGATCTATACGTAACTTTACTTGGATCACCTACATATTTTTCTGGTTTTTTTATTTTGTATCTACCTGAATAAGCCATAACATTATTTATAGGCAATAAAAAAGGGGAACATTGCGTTCCCCTATAATACTAAGAACTAAATTCTACACCACGATATGTGTGTAAACTTTCCTTCCTTTCTTGCTTTGGCAATCTTTTGTAAAAAGCTCCTCTATAAGTTTTCTTTGATTCGCCGTTTACCTTTGTGTTTTTACTTGTTGGCTTGCGCCACGATACATTAAAGTGTTCATATACTTCTCCTAGTTAGGATTGAAGTAGTCTTTTAACGCATGAACAAATGCGAGTCGCTGAAGTGGACTAACCTATTTTATATATACAAAAAAGGAGTCCCGAAGGACTCCTAACGTATACACTTTATCAGATGTGCTCCAGACCTAACTGGGATACGATACTTCTATTATTATGATTCTTGAGCTAGCTTAGCGAAGTAACTAAGGGTATCATCTTCCTCGGCTTCAGCAGTATTACCTGCCGGAGCAGATTCAGCAGCCATTACTGGTTCAGCAACTGCAGCAGCTACAGGAGCAGCCTCAGCAACATGATCAGCTTCTACACCTAGTACTTTATTCATTTTAGCTTTTAGTTCTGCATAACTTTTATAGTTACTTGGATCTGTAAAATCAGTTAAAGAATGAACCTTCGAATATACTTCTTCTAGTTTTTCTTCGTCTGAATTAAACAGAGCTGATTGAGAACCAAACTCCGACTTGTCGTAGTTAACCCAACCTTCAACCTTACGAATCTTGATCTTAAAGTCAGCACCTTCCCAGAAATCATAAGGGTTAACAGGATCTTCATCTTGGAATTGAGGTTGCATTACATCCATAATCTTATCAAAGATTTTCTTACCAAACTTATAAAGGAATACTTTACCTTCATTCTCTGGGTTAGATGGATCTGAGATAACAAGGATATTTGAAACATAATGTAGACGACGTTTACGTTCACGAGCAAGTGCTTTATCTTCATCTCGACCACTATTCCACAAAATGCTGTTTGCTTCTGAAACAGGATCATCTTGACCAATAGAAGTCAATGAGTTTTCGATATACCACATACCAGTTGGTCCTTGGAAACCATGATCCCAATAACGAGCCCACGGTAGATCTTCACCTTCTTTAGGTGGAAGGAATCGAACTACTGCATAACCATTACCAGCTTTATCACGTGAAGGTTTCCAAAAACGGTCATCACCGTATGATTTTGTTTCTGCTTTTTGAGATACAGCTTCTGCTGCTTGAACGAGTTTGTCAATGGACGAGCCACGACTAGATTTTAAATTACTTAAAGACATATTTTTTCTCCGTTGTATGTTTTGTATTGTCTGAATTATCCACTTTATACATAATATAATCTATATTATAACACATTATCACTAATTTGTAAAGGACTTTGTTACGACTTTTATCATTTTATCTCGGTCAATCGAGACGTATGGATCGTATTTATGAACTTTACGTGAGATATCAGGCCACATGATAGTCTCGGTTATTTGTTTATCTGCTTTATCCATAAACCTTGTGAGTTTATTTAGTATGACCACAGTTTCTAAACAAATTTCTTCTTGCATAAATGCTTTAATAACTACTGGATATTCGTTATCTTGACACTCTAGCAATTCATCAAATGAGTTGACCATTGATGATAATATATTTATATCATTTTTAAACTTATACGATAAAGATTCATGCACCTTTACCATGTCATTATAGTTAGCTTCTCCATCAGGACCTAGCATATCACCGACATACTTAACATCCTTTATAAAGTTAGACACATAATACTTAACAAGATCTTTACCGTATGTCTTACCCAGTTTAGCAAAGAAATACTTGTCTCTACGTTTAAAGAAAGATTGAGGATTCACTCGAGTCTTATAACGGTACTTTACAGCATCATACCCATCTGTTTCAAAATGTAGCTTTAATGCATTATAAAGTTTATAAGACTCGAATGGATCCATTTTACTTAAGGCAAGACTCATATAATGCTTCTAGGTCTTCCATTTCTGCAGTGGCTTGAGCAAGAGTTTGTTTATGATATACTCGAGCCAGCTTATTTAGATACTTCTTATCAATATCAACTTTATCGTTTAGCTCTTCAATTGCTTCTTTGATAAAAGCTTTTTCACCTTCGATACGAACCATTGAATTAGAAATTTCAGTCATTGCATCTTTAATGGTCTTACGATCTGCGGGTGATGATGGAATAATAATACTCATTGTTGTTTCCTTTGCTGTTTAATTAAATAGTTTTGGTACATACTCTGTTTCTAAGATCACTTGAACTAAACCGATGATCTCGTTTATTAAAGTACAAATCAATATCACGCTTACGACATATATCCTTACCAGTAAAATCTTTATCACGATACTCTTCACCTAGTATACGAACATTAATGGCATACATTGATAATATATCTTCAAGGTCTTGCTCTGTTCCGTATGGAATAATCTCGTCTACATAACCGACTGCTTTGAGTTGTGTATAGCGTTCAATAATGGTTTGTACGGGTTGATTCTTTTCTTTTCTATCAAGACTTGGATCTACTTGTAATCCTACCAATAAGTAATCACAATGGTTTTTTGCTTCACGTAACATTTGTACATGACCAGCATGCAATAGATCAAATGTACTACAAGTAAATCCTACTTTCATAATGGTAATTTATTTCCTGTTTCAGTTTTAATTAATCTTAATTCAGCTGCTTCTACTTCAAGCTTTTGTTTAATGGAGTCTGATAGTAACCTTTTTACATTTGCATAGTCCATCATTCTTTCTTCAGCTAAGTCTGTAATAGCATCAATATAACTTAAACGTTTAGTTATAACAATTGATTCAACTGCAGCAGAGAATCGCTTCTTTGTCATGATTTTATAATCTTCTAATTCACTCAATTCATAACCCTCAGTAATATACAATCCTTGTTGATTCGACCAGCTGGTACGCTGACCTTCGTGGTAAGACCCTTAAACACATTATCAATCTGCTTCTGTGTCTTCTTAAGAATCTGTGGTAGTATATCATCAGGCTTTCGAAGACCACATGATCTACTTAATGTAGTATCAAAGTTTTTAAGAGTTGAACCTGATACTGTAAACCCTGCAGAGTTATCTGTAACGAACTCTGTAAGCTTCTTATTTTTAACGTTATAGACATATAAGACTCTAGCGCCAGGTATCTGAAGAGGACTGATAGACGCTAGCTTGTTTGTATTATCATCTTTAAGATAATTAAGCTTAGCCACTTGTTTATCTGAAGACTTTGGCTTTACAGCACGTGTCTTACGTACAGCCTTATTTGCCATTTGAGTTTTTTCAATATCAGATAAAACTGTTTCGAGCTGTTTGATAGCTTTCTTTAATTGTGGTCTTGACCAATGCGAATAACCTTCAACAGCCTGTTCACAGTCTTTATCATATGCATCATTTAATTCATCATACAATGGCTTTACCTGATCAGCAAACATTTTAACACCAGGACCTTTAATACCATGTCGCTTAATCGCATTGAATGCATCAAATGTAGAAGAGAAATTATCATCAAGCCAAGGTTCAATAACAGTTTCATCAAACTCAGCATAGAGTGTTTCCATCATT